TTCGTAGTCGGGAATGAAGTCTATGTGGGTACATATGGATCAACTGCTTTTCGTGCCACAGTTGCAGCAGTATATGACACCGCTTTATTATTAACCGACGTTTTTGGAAGTAATGGTGTCAACTCTGCTCCTCCTCTTGGATCTGCATTAAAAGGTAGAACAGGTGGTTCTGGAGGTTCTGACACAGGTGCTACAGCAGTCTCTGGTGTATATCGTTACGCTACTGAAGATGTTCCACCACTTCCTCTAGACAATCAGAGAGAAAAGATTGCTCTATACGACGAATTAATTGCTGCCAAACGTATTACTGATTCTTTTGCAAGAACAGTTATCCGCCGTTACAACTGGGATTTAGTTGCTAACCCCAAGTATGATATGTGGAAACCAGACTACTCTGCTACACCAGGTGGCGGTGGTCAAGTTGGTAAACAAACAGCAACTGGTGCTTCAAGCATTTCAGATGCTAAGTTCTATGTAATGAACTCATACTACGAAGTATTTAAGTGTCTCTATAACGGAGAAGATCCTAGTAACACTACAGGACAAAACGCAACTGAAGAACCATATACTGCTGGTGGTAACTATGATTCTGCAACTGGTCTTTATACAGAGACAACTGGTGCAGGATACATCTGGAAGTACATGTATACTATCCCTACTGATGATGTTCTTAAGTTCTTATCATCAGACTTTATGCCAATCGTTCTTCCTGCTAACGTAAGTAGAACTGCTGTTGCTGGTATTGCAGTTGCTGGTGCTATTGATGTAGCACTTGTTGAGAATGCTGGATCAGGTCTTCCTGCTTCACAAACTCTATACACTGCTATTGTTGGTGATGGAACAGGTGGTAAAGTTAAGTTTGTAACAAACGGTGCTGGTACAATCACATCTGCTGAGATCGAAGCACGTGGATCAGGTTACACTTATGGTAATGTACTATTAGGAAATGGTAACCTATTCTCTAATGCTGGTTTATCATCTGCTGTAACAACTGGTGCTTCTGCTGTTGGTGCTATCGAAGTTGTTCTACCTCCACAAGGTGGACATGGTTCTGATCAAGAAGTAGAACTTAATGGTAAGCGTGTTATGACTAACATCCGTCTTACATATTCAGAGGGTTCTGGAGACTTCCCTGTAGATAACGACTTCCGTAGAATTGGAATTATCCAAGATCCATTTAACTGGGGTACTACAACATTCTCTACTGCTGACACACTATCTGGTCTAAAGGCAGTTAAGATTACTGGTGCTTCTGCAGACTTCTCTGTTGACGAGAAGATTACACAGACTGTAACTGGTGGTACAGCATATGGTACAGTTGTATCATGGACATTAGACAGTGGTTCTACAACTGCTGGAGTTCTTAAGTACATCCAAACAAACGATGCACACACAGATTCTGGTGTAGTAAGAGCATTTGAGTCTAATGGTTCTAATGCAATTACTGGAGAACTTTCTACTGCATCTGGTAACGTAGATACTGCATATGGTTCTACACTATTAGGTGTTACATTCTCATCTGGACTTGCTGCTCCTGAGATCGAAAATAACTCAGGTGAGGTAATTTACGTTGAGAACAGAAGACTAATTACTCGTGCTCCTGACCAGATCGAAGATATCAAGTTAGTAATTGAATTCTAAGTATTAAAAACCTCGCTAAATAATATGACGAGAATACTAGTATTATTGGCGGAGTAAGATGCCTCAAAAGACGAACCTAAACGTAAGCCCATACTACGAAGATTTTGATGCGAAAAAGAATTTTTATAAGATTCTTTTTAGACCTGGCTATTCTATCCAAGGTAGAGAACTAACACAGGTTCAATCAATTCTTCAAAACCAAGTAGAGAGCTTTGGAAAATATGCCTTTAAGCAAGGCGAACTTGTTATTCCTGGTGAAGTAGGACTTAACACAAAATTAGATTACGTAAAATTATCATCTGTTTCAGAAGTTGCAGTAAACGATGGTAATAATAATATTGTATATAAGAAATATGATATATCCCAATTAGTTGGAGAAGAACTTATTGGGTTAACTTCTGGTGTCAAGGGAAGAATTGTTTCTACGAAACTGGCAACGGAAAGCACAGCAGATACTTTGTTTGTAAATTACGTCAACAGTGGTTCGTCTAACACTGAGACTACTTTTAGACAAGGTGAGACTCTAGAAGTAATTGATGGCGTCAATACTCCTTTACTCGTTGTAGGTACAGATGGTAGTGTTCTACCAACCAGTATTCAAATTACAAATCCTGATACAGGTGAGGTAACTTCATTAGAAAGTCCTGCCATGGGATTTGGTTCTGCTGTTAAAGTAGAAGAAGGTATTTACTTTGTCAATGGTTATTTTGTTCGTTGTGAATCAGAACTATTAGTTGTTGATGAGTATTATGATAAACCATCTGCAAAAGTTGGTTTTACAATTAAAGAAGAGATTGTTACTCCAGAAGAAGATCCATCATTATATGATAATGCAATAGGATCATCTAACTATACTGCACCTGGCGGACATAGATTAAAGATATCTCTTATATTAAAAGAGTTTGCTCTTAATGCAATCACTGATAAGAACTTTATACAACTTCTTACAGTATCAAGAGGAGTAATCCAGAGAAAGGTTGAATCTACAGACTTTAGTGTATTAGAACAAACACTTGCTCGTAGAACATTTGATGAGTCTGGTGACTATGTTGTAGATAATTTTTCTGTAGACATTAGAGAGTGGGCACAGAAAGATGGTAATAGAGGTTTGTATGCTGTAGATGAATTTGGTCTATACAATGGATATAACGCAACTGAGTCTTCTAGAAAGATGGTTGCAAGTATAGGTCCTGGTAAAGCATATATTAAAGGTTATGAGATTGTCAATAAAGAGACTAAGTATCTTGAGATTGATAAAGCAAGAGAGAGTCTTTCTACTGACAATGTAAATTTAAAATCTAAAGGTCTCCCAACATTTAGTATTACCAATGTGTTTGGTAGTGTTCCTCTAAACAAAGAGGGATCTGATCTTACTGCGTATCCTGATACATTTTTGTACAGCACATTTAACGATGGTTCTGTAGGATTGAACAATACAGAATTATCTACAGATCATAGACAAACAATTAGTAGAAGAGGTCTTAACTTTACTCCTGATGATGGTATTAAGACTATTACACTTCAGATAACAAACACTACAACTCTTATAGGTGCTGTAACAGATGCAACATTCCAAAGTCAGTTTGGTGAATTGTTCTACATCAAAACTAGAAGTGATCTTGGCACTCCAACAGCAATTGGTTCTTTCAAAACATTATCTTTTGCCACTACTAATAAACCACTTATTAATCCATCAACATCTGTTCAATTTTTAGAACTAACAGTATTCGGTCCTAAAAATGAATTAGAACAGTTATTGTTAGAATATGATTTATCTGATACTGAATATAAGAGAAAGATTTTCTTGACAGAAGCAAATGCACAAACAAACTCAGGAGATGAGTTTGGATTTGTAGTAGATTATTCTCCTACTATTACTCCTGTAATAGGTAAAGTAAAACCAAATAATTTCTCCTTGAAGCAAAGAGGTTCTGGATTTAATTCAGATTCAGATATCGTTCTTTCTAGAGGTCGTCTTGCTGCAGGAACTAGTGCATACAATACAACATTTGGATTCTCATATTTTGACCCACAGTTCTTTACTAAGATAGTTTTAGAATCTGTTCCTACAGGAACTAATGCATTTGATGAAGGTAAGTATGTATTTGGTATTACAAGTGGTGCTTATGGTGTTGTAGAAGGAACTGCATCTGGTGTTTATAGTACAGGTGTACTACTATATGTGAAAACTCTATCTGGTAGATTCTTACCTGGTGAGACAATCAGAGATGAAGGTGGTGTAACTGTAAGAATTGCAAAAGAAAATACAATATCACATTTTATAATTCAAAATAGAGGACTAGGATATGCTGATGGTGCTACTCTATTAATTAATGGTCTAGAATTTGATAGTTCTAAGATAGAACTTTCTAGAACTACAGATGGTAAACTTTATAAAGCATCTGTTGCTAATAGATCTGCTGTAGGTATTGAGTATGCTCAACCTCCTGCTATCACTGTAAAAAATCCAGAGGGTTCATCTGCTCCTAATGCTGCTGCAAGTATTGTTCCTATTCTATACAGAGATACAGTAACAACATACACACCACAGAATGTTAAGTCTATTGGTTGTGCTTATGGTTCTGGAAATGCAAATGATTTCTCTGCTGATGTTGTTGTAGATAGTCAAAAGTATTCTGAAATTAAGACTGTAACTGACTATACATTCTTTGGTTCACAAGGATCTACATTTATTGAATCAACAAGTTTCAGTGCTGATGCGTCAGGTGCTGTACAACAAGGTGACCTTGTACAATTCTCAGATGATGATAATAATCTTGTTAGATCTATTGTTCAATATGCAACAGAACAAGAAGGAGCATATAAATCTAGAATTTACCTAGACACAGCTTTACCTGGTGCAGTTACTAATGCTAGTATTGTAAGATTACGTCCAAAGGTAGATAATGCTGCAAGTGGTACATTACTATTTTCTACTGGTAGTAAGCAAGTATCTCAAATATCTGCTGGTGGAGATGATACTAAGATTAAGTATTACTTCCGTAGAGATTTTGTAACTACTGCAACTACAGGTGGTGGTACAATTACATTTGCTGCACAGTTACCATTTGGTACACAAAGATTTGCTGCATTTAGTGAAGAAAATTATATTATTACTGTGTTAGATCCTGGCGATGCACCTGACATAATAAAAGGTGACATCATTTATGTTCCAGAGGATGTTGTAGATATTTCATCTGCTACTGATACTGCTAGTGGTCTTACATCAGGTAGTATTAGTTTACAGTTAGCATCATCGTATTTTGGAACCATACCATCTAATGGTACTTTCCCTAAACTTAAGTTAACTGCAACATTAGAAGTATCTAATGCAAAACCAAGACTTAAGACTGTAGTAAAGAATAAGAGAATCACAGTTACATCTGCTGGTGATCGTGTTGTGCCATTAAGAGGTACAGACTATGATACAGAAGTTGTAGAGATTTTATCATATGCAGATGCCTTTAAATTAAACTATGTCTATGAAGGCACATCATCACAACCTCCTGAGATTGATACTGCTGGTAATATAATTTCTGGTACTGATGTAACATCAAGATATACATTTGACGATGGACAAAGAGATACAATATATGATGTATCACGTATTGTTTTAAAACCAGGTTTTGAAGAGACAACTGGTCAACTTGTTATTTCTTTTGATTACTTTGAGCACTCACAAGGAGACTTCTGTACTATTGATAGTTACTTACACGAGGCAGGAGTTTCAGAAGATGAGATTCCAACATTTGACTCATCTGTTCTTGGTATTACAGAACTTAAAAATGTAATCGACTTTAGACCAAAGGTTGATAGCACTGCTATTATACCAGGTTTCCTTGATACATCTACATTAGAAAGAACAGAAGGATCGTTCTCTGGTGCTGGTGCTATTGTTGCAAGTAGTCCTGCTCCTGATAAGAATTTAGAATATACATTTTCATTCAGTCAAATTCAATACTTAGATCGTATTGATGGTATCTTCTTAGATAAGAAAGGTAGTTTTGTAGTTAACGAAGGTAACTCATCTCTCAATCCTACAAAACCAGATCCAATAGAAGATGCTGTACCATTATTCTACGCATATATTCCTGCATTTACTAAGACAAGTAAAGATGTAAGAATTACTCCTGTAGATAATCGTCGTTACACAATGCGTGATATCGGTAAGTTAGAGAAACGTATTGAAAGACTAGAATACTACACAACACTTAGCATACTAGAACAACAAGCACTTAACATGCAAGTTAAGGATGAGATTGGTCTTGATAGATTCAAGTCTGGTTTTGTTGTTGATAATTTTGAAGCACATAAAGTTGGTAATCTTAAATCATTAGATTATCGTTGTGCTATTGATGCTCAACAATCTGTACTACGTCCACAATCTAAAGAAGATTCTGTAGAATTAGTCGAAGTTAATACAAGAGAGGATCAAAGAGCAGTTTCTGGATATAAAAAGACAGGACATATGGTTACACTACCATACTCTCCATTATCTTTATTAGGAAATAATTTTGCATCATCTACAGTAAATCCAAACCCATTTGTTGTACTACAATATGTTGGTGATAGTGATGTATCTCCATCAATAGATCAGTGGTATGATTCAAGTATAGAACCAGTTGTGGTAGATACAAATACAGATCTATTCAATATATTCTTAGCAAAAGAAAGTGTAAAAGAAAGTTTTTCTAGTTTACATAATTCATTTGTTATTAACTGGGTGGGTGCTACATCATCATTTACTGCTATCAATTCATTAGGCAATGTTAATACACAAGTTGCTAATACATCAGTTCAAACTGCATCTGTTGGAAGTTCTTCTAATATTAGTCCTCAAAATAATGAAGTAGGTAAAGGTCTACAAACTAAGTCTGTAGGTGATAGTATTGTTTCTACATCATTATCATTCTTTGCAAGAAGTGTGCCTATCAAATTTAAAGTTGGTAGGATGAAACCTAATACAAGACTATATGTTTTCTTAGAAGGTAGAGATATTAGTCGTTGGGTAAACCCTGACCTTAGATATACTGGTATTGCAGGAAACTCTCTATCAGCATTTAATGGATCTATCACTACAGATGAGTATGGTAATGCTAGTGGTTTGATTATATTACCAGCAGGAACACCTCCTAATGAAAATGCTATATGGGGTGGAGATATTGATACTGTTGGATATGATGCATCAGCAGAAGCACTAAACTTTACTGTAGGAACTTTAACATTTAGATTTACATCTAGTGCTACTAATGCAGCAAAAACAGATGTTGATAGTTACACAGAAGTTAAGTATTATGCTACAGGTATTCTTCCAGAGAATCCTTCTAGTATTGTTTCTACAAAACCATCTATCTTTAAATCTAATGAGGGTGTTCAGTTAATTGAAAGTAATACTGATAATCCTGTAAGACCTAATCCTCTTGCACAAACATTTAAAGTAGAAAATCTAGATGGTGGATGCTTCGTTACTGGTATTGATCTCTACTTCAGTAAAAAGAGTCAAACAATACCAATAAAAACATATATTACCAATGTTGATGCTGAAAAACCAGCAAAGAATATTGTACCTGGTAGTGAAAAAACATTGACACCAAATACATTCTTAAAATGTGCTGCTAGTGGTAACATGTCAATAACAAAAGGTGAGAATGTAACTGGTGCATCTTCTACTGCATCAGGTCCTATACTTAAAGTGTTTGATAAAAATAATGTAGAATTAGTTGCTACTGCATCTGGTAGATATAGTCTTACAAACGAACAATGTTATACAGTTGTTCTTAGTAATCATAATGGTAAATCATTCTTACCAAACGAAGATCTAATTATTCCATCTGTAACTCTTGCTAACGATACAGGCGGTACAGATTTTGTTCTTTCTATTGTAAAAGATAGTGGTAAGTTATCAGGTATCAGAGTTACAAATCCTGGCATCAATTATGACAGTGCAATTCTAACAATAGAAAGTCCACAATTACCTGGCGGATCTACTGCTACAGCAAGCATAGAAGTTTCTGGTGGTAAGATTTATAATGCTGAGGTATCGTTATCTGGATTTGGATATACAGAAGCACCATCAGTTGTTGTGAAAGGCGTCGGAAATGGTGCTGGAGGGTGTGAAATAGTAACATCTATAGAAATAGATACACCAGCAGTTAGGATGGGTGTAGCGGTTGATACAGAGGGTGTTACACAATCAACAACTCCTACACATTTTGGATTTGATTATCCAGTTTATCTACAAAATGATACAGAATATGCTCTTGTAATTGAGACAGATTCTATTGACTATGAATTATGGTCATCTAAGTTAGGGGAAACCGACATAGCAACAAGTACGGTCATCACAACCCAACCAGGTTTAGGTTCGGTTTACCGTTCTCAAAACACTGAGAGTTGGACAGAAGATATATTTGAAGATCTTAAGTTCACAATGTATCGTGCTGAGTTCAATACATCTAGACCAGCAGAACTTTTAGTTAAGAATGAAGATCTTGGTTATGAACTCCTAGAAGCAAATCCATTTGAAACAAATGCTAGTGCTAATACTAACTCAACTTCTAAGTTATTCAAAAACAATAACTCTATTGTTAAAGTAACTCATAGAGATCATGGATTTGAGACTACTGGAAATTCTTACGTGTTCTATAGAACTGCTAAAGAGATTGGTGGTGTGACTGCATCTATTTTGAATAGTACATTATTCCAAGTAAGTAATTCTGGTGTTGACACATATAACATACAATCAAGTTCTCAAGCTGCTGGTAATGCTATTGGTGGTGGAGATATGGTATATGCTACATTCAATAGAAAGTTTGAGACATTATATCCACAAGTATCATACTTATCATTTACAGGTACAACTTTAAATACAGAAGTTAAGACAACTAATGTAGTTCCTGTAGATTCTGGATCTGTAAATTATACATCATACGCACAAGCAAGTTATGAAAAAACATTCTTGAATGAACCACACTACTTTACTAATCAAAAATTCATTGCATCTAGTATCAATGAGACTTTGAACAATGTATCTGAGTCACTTACTTATAAAATGTCATTATCGTCTAGTGTGTCTCATTTAAGTCCAATAATAGACTTATCAAGTGCTACTGTAAAAACAGTATCAAACAGAGTTGAAAATGCTACTGGACAAGAAGATAGATTTGGTAGAAGAGATCAAGTAATTGAATTCTATCCTGTATATCAATTTAATCTTGCAGGAAATGGTGGTACACAATTACAAGCAGATCAAACAATTAAAGGTGTAACTACAAAAACAACTGGTACTATTGCTAGAGTCAATGGTCAGGTTGTATATGTCAGAGTTAAGACAAGTCAGTTCTTCAAAAAAGGAGAGACAGTAACACTAGGAAATCAGTTAGGTCTTACAAATGTTACTGTAGATTCAAACCCATCACAGGTATTTGCTTCTATTGATGATGCTGCTACTATCGTCGCACGTAATCCGAACGTATTGAATGAGACTTATGACAACGTAATTACTGGTAAAGCAACTATATGGAATAGTCAGACTCAACAGTTAACTTTGAGAAATGATGTACAACCAATAAATGATGACTTTACTGGTAGGATAATTGACAATGTTCTCTTTAATAGAAATGCAGTTACTGGTGATCAACTTGCTGACATATTCCGTGTTGGAGATTTTGTTAAATATCCAAATCAACCAGACGAAGAGAATGCATATCTTGAGGTTGGAAAGGTAATGTATACGAATGGTTTAGACTTTGTTGCTGAAGATACATCTAAGAATGGTTCTGCTATTGCTAAGTATGTAACTAAAGAAGTTACTATTACAAATCCAGCAACTGCTATTGATGTACACTTACTAGCAAATGTTAAAGACATTGGTGATCTTACAGTATTCTTTAAGTATAAGAAAGCATCTAGTCAAGAGAACTTTGAAGATATTGATTGGATATACTTCAATACATCAGGTGAACCAGATGCATTTGAAATAGCAACAAGTGAGAATACAATATCAGGTATTGTAGAGAAACAATCTTCTTATCAAGATTTAAAATATAGTGCCTCTAATTTACCAGAATATTCATCATTCGCTATCAAGATTGTAATGAAATGGATCAGATCCTGCATTTGTTCCTAAAGTTCAAGATATAAGAGCAGTCGCTGCGTTCTAATTTCCGCATATGGAATTTGTGAAAGTTTCTGGACATGATGGTCTAGTGAGAGACCAAAACACTGGTGCAATCATCAATCTCGATGATTCTGCCATAGAGTCTAGACGCAAATCAAAACAACTGAGTTCCGCATTGGATGACATAAATAAGTTGAAGAATGAAGTCTCTGAACTTAAGTCCTTATTAAGAGAGTTAATCCAAAATGCCAGCAGTTAATGTAGCACGTACTGATACCTTTGAACAGCAAAGGGTCAAGATAAACGAAATAAGCACCCAAATATTTACAGTTACTGCAGGAGGTTCTGACCTTTCAACAGGTAACTTAAAACTAGGAGATGGTCTAGTATCTGCTCCTAGTTTAGCATTTGTAAATGATGTCTCGCTTGGAATATATCGTAATGGTACAGGTGTACTAGGTTTTGCTAGTGCAGGAAAGAAATTATCAGATCTTGCTGCTGCAAGTGTCAAATATTATAGAGATTTTGTAATTGAGAAAAATAGTCTTGATACATTAGGCATTTCAATTACTAATGTTGGTTCTAATTATGATGGAGGAACTTACACATCTATTCCTGCTATTGGTGGTACTGGTGATGGTGCAACTGTAGGTGTAACAGTAGATGGATTTGGTGGAAGTATAACTCAAACAGGTAGTGGATATACACCTGGCGTTTACTTAAACATTCCTGTTATTAGTAGTGGTAGTGGTACTGGTGCTACTATTGACTTCACTGTTGATCAGATATCTGGTTCGATTACAAACGGTGGTATTAACTACTATCCTGGTTCATATACAAACCTCAATGTAACAGGTGGTAGTGGTACACAGATGACTGCTGATGTGGTTGTAGCCTCTTTTGCTGCTACTGTTACATCTGGTTCAAACTATCCTAATGGTATATGGAAGAGTATTCCATTAACAGGTGGTAATGGAACTGGTATGTTGGTTAACCTCAACGTACAGAATGGAGGAGTACAACCATTTGGAGGAGTTTCTAGTAGTGAATTTGTATCTGTTACATCAAATTATACTGTAGGTGATGTATTAACAGGAGGAATTCCTCAAGTAGGAACTCAAACATTTATAGTTAAATCTTCTTTAGGTAACAAATATTTTATAGATGGATTTTTAGGTGGAGATTTTAACTTATTAAAAGGAAAAACATATATCTTTGATTGTAGTGATAGTACAAACAATCAACACCCAATTTTTATATCCACTACACAAGATGATGCTAACACTATTCTTGATGCTGCAGATGGTGTTACATACGAATTAGATGGATCTGCTGTAACTGGTGCACAATTTCTTGCTGGTTACTTTGCTGCAGCAACAAAGGTAATAACATTTGCAGTACCAACTAATCCCAATAATTTAGTTGTATATTATGGATGTAGTGTTCACCCACTTCAAGGTGGTTCATTAACTCTTACTGATTTCAATTCACAACAGAGTGGATTTCAATTAGTTGTTGATACTATTGGTGGTACAGTATCTGAGTTTATTGTTAACGCACCTGGCGATGGAAGTTATGCAGTAGGTGATGTAATCAGTATTGCTGCAGCAGATTTATATGATGTAAACGGTGCAGATGCTGCAACATTAGGTTCTGGTTTACAGATCACTCTTGGTGGTAATTTTGGTGCGATTGCTGCACTAGATCAAATATCTGCATTTGGTAGTGGTTATACAACTGGTGAAATATTAACCCTTGCTACTGCAGTCAATAATGTTTCAACATATGCTAGAGGAGAACTTCAATTTTTAGGTGTTACATTCAACTCTAACGCTGGTGTAACAGCAGTACAATATAGTGGTATTGCAGCGGGTGGTGCTAATACATACAATAATATTGCAGTTCAAAACCTAAACTCTTCTGGTTCTGGATTACGTGTTAATGTCGAGGTTATATTTGCAGGAGGAAATAATTCATATAATGCTGTAACCATCGTTGCAGCGGGTCAGGGATACTTACCAGGCGATACACTGTATATACCAGGTAATCAACTTGGTGGTGCTGCTGGTGCTCAACCAGGTTCTGGTGGTAACGACCTTGCAATTAGTGTTGATACTATTGAGGCAGGAAGTCCACAAGTTACTGTTGCTAGTACAACAGGTATTGAAGTAGGAGATGGTGTTGAGTTAATTCAGAATATTAATAACACAGCACAAATTCCTGCTAATGTTACTGTTGCTAGTGTTGACAGTGCAACACAGTTTACGATGTCTGCAGGACCTACACAACCAGGTCAAGCAGATATAAAGGTTGTTAACCAAAATCAAACTTACTTAACAGTTGCAAGTAGTGCTGGCATTGTTGCTGGAATGATTGTAGTAAAACAAAGTGGTAATGGTGAAATTATTGCTGGATCTACAGTTACACAAGTTGTAGATGCTACAACTGTAGAGATATCAATTCTACCAACCTTAGCTGGTGATTTAGTTGTTAACTTTGAACCTGAGTATGGTGGTGGTAGTGGATTCCAGTATACTGTTGGAACTCTGGGTTTTGCTAGTGAAGTAACTATAGTAGATGGTGGTAATGGTTATACTGTAGGAGATATCTTAAATGTAAGTGCATTTGATCTTGTACAACCAGAGGTATACGCTGTTACTAACTTAGAGGTTGATAAAATTGTATTTACAAGCACCACTCTTCCATCTAATACGTTTAGTGTAGGAGATTTAGTTAGGGATGCTGGTGGTGGTATTGTTGCAAGTACAGTTACAGTATCGACAACAGTTGGTGGTGGAGCAAATGCTAACTATACTGCTGTTGCACCTACTGGAACGTCAGGAAATGGTGCTGGTGCAACGTTTGATGTTACTAGAGGAGTTAATGGTGAGGTATTATCTGTAGTTGTTACTACAGGATCTGAAGGTTACTTCTATGCAGCAAATGATACAATTACAATACCAGGTGCATCTATTGGTGGATCAACTCCTGCTGATAACGTCACAATATCAGTAACTAATGTTACGTCTGCTGGTACTCCAGTTAAAATTCAGAAAGTTAAGGTTAATGGCAGTAATAATATTTCTTATATTGTTATTGATACATTTGGTTTCCAAGATGGATTTACTCTTGTAAAAGATTCTGCACCTTCTGTAGCATATAATATTAATACTGCTGTTACTGAATATCGTTACTTTATAGATCTTAACGATGGTAACGGAGCAGTAATGACTCCTTCTTGGACAGTGTATGCTGGTAACAGTTATACGTTTGATTTAAGTGATAACACAAATGGTAGTCATGTATTTGCTTTATCTCAATTCCCTGATGGTAGATGGGCACCTAGTAGAGTTGAAAATGTAAGTACAACATTAAGTGCTAGTTCTCCAACAATTACAGTTCCTTCGACAACTGGTATTCAAGCAGGATTTGCTGTTGAAAAAGTATCTGGGGATGGTATTATTCCAAGTGGTACAACTGTACTAACAGTCGTTAACGGAACTACACTTACATTAAGTGCAAACCCAACCACTGCTGGAGCAGTCGTATTTAATTTCTTTGGTGCAACATATACTACAGGTGTAACTGTAGACGGAACAAATCATACAATTAAGATCGCTGACGACACACCTAATCTTTACTATTTCTGTGCTACAGAAAATGCAGATCATATTAACGAGGGTGGTGATGATGGTGATGAGGCAGTAATGACTGTCAGCACAAATAACCCTAAGACATTTGGTAGTGGTCTTGAGATAACAGTTACTGATGTTGTTGTAGAAGAAGTTGTAAAAGGTAAAGTAGATGATGGTGAATTTAGTGTACAAAAAATAGTAGCACCAGATGCAGATTTAACTGCTGCTCTTATTGCAAATGCGACTGTTAGTGC